TTAGATTTTTTGATCCTTCTTCAATACCGACAATTCCCGAATGCGTAAGAGTAAAAAGCGCAGGGCCTTTAGTTCTTTCAAGGTTAGCCCATATAAGACGAACGAAATCTCTCTTGGCTCGGTATACATTATCACGCCGCCGGATAAATAATAAGTCAGCATCTTTACAAGATCTTCTCTTTCCTCTTGCTCGGTTCGCGTTTGTACCCAAAGAATAGGGTTTTTTTTCGTATTGATAGAACTCAACATAATTTCCACTTTGAACTAATTTATGGTACATTTCAAATATATCACAATTCTCTAACGCTTGCAAACCTCGGTCTGTGGATAACTCATTCATACCGAGCGGACCTCCTCGCCTCTCTAATTGTATCGATTATAATCACTTTATCAATCCTTTTCCACTCAGTTACTCGACTACCATTGACAAAGCGATTATAATCGATGAATCGGCATCGAAAGGTCGCTCGGCTTACAATAACAACAATTTTATCGCTATGCAATATCGCATTCAAAAACTTCACAATGGCTGGGCTGTCATTGACATCTTAGAATACCAGCCCGGCTGGCCTTGGGACTTCTCAGGACTCGTCTGCATCTGCCTTTACAAGAAAGGCGCGGAAGAAGTAACCAAGCGACTGAATTTAGTAGCTTAACCACTACCGGCTCTTTTCAAGTTCTCGCCGTTACGCAGTAACTTGAATACTTAAACTCCTGGACCAACACTCCGGGAGTTTTTTTATGCTTAGACTTTGCAAACCATTTCTGACACACCGACCTTTCGTGGCGAACAGACCACCCAAACGCTACACCTTAAAATGGTACTTCAGCAAAACGCTCATCAGAAAACAAAGCTCTTATTTTACCCGAAATATGAGCAACTACCATAATAGCTAAAATCAACCTAAACCAGCTATTAAACGCATCCAAAGGAACAGCCAACTGCTCAGCTAATTCAGGAACCAACGTATTCAAATTCACAGACATACCCATTACAGACGCTTGACGATCCGGCAAATCAGAATCTTTAACTAACCCATTTTTTATATTATAATATGCTTCATTTGGAATCGTCCAAATCGGCATAGTTAAAAATTGACCAGAAGTCCATGTCCAAGCATACCGCAAAAAATCCGCATCAGGAACAAATAGCCAATACAACACATCCTTAAAAAAACCACCTAACCATTGAAACTCATAAGGAACATTTGACAAAGTAGAAGTCGCGCTTGTAGCCGTAACCCAAGGAGTCGTTGTTGAATAAGTACCCCACGGAATTTCAAACGGCACATCACTACCAGGCGGAAGCTGTAAATTACCCCACACTTGAATCACAGACGACGTAGCTGAAACATAATATGAACTCACTATTTGCTTCGCCCATATATCCTGACCCCCCGGCCAGATCTGCAAAGAAGTACCAGAAGCAGTAGTCCAAGTACCATTTGATTGACACCACGCATTAGTATAACTCAATAAAGTAGTACCAGTCGCACTTTCAATATGAATATTATCCCACCAACCACCCATATACTCACACGAACCAGACAAATCATAATACGACTCCCAAATAATCTGCTCATCAATAGGAATTGATATTGACGGAGCATCCGGACCAACTTGAAAAGTCAAATCAGATGACCAAGCCGTACAATTATTCAAATCAGCATCCTCACATTGCTTAACGTTTAAAGCATAATTACCCGCGCTCGCCACTAAAAAAGAATCATTTTGCCCATCAGGATAACCATAAACCATAGACCAAGTACCATCAGACAAACACTTTGTACTATTTGAATCTATAACATTATTCTCATCATCTTTTAACCGAACAACCAAATTGGTCCACTCAGCATCATACTCACAAGTACCTAATGGCCAAAAATACTGCCTAATACTCTGACTTTGCACAGGATTTGTCACAACAGGAACTGCCGGCAAATCTATACTCTCCACAACAAAATAAGCATCATAAGCAGAACCCCAACCATTAAAAACCCACTCTGAAAGAGTCACATTCCACCTCGCATTAGACCCGTTACTATATAAATCACCACTCGCTATCGAAACATCCACATAATTATCACTCGAATTAGACGGATCAGTAACTTTTACAACCAACCAATACTCAGTATCAACAGACAAATCAACCGGACTAGACAAAAGAAACACTATTTCATCCCACGCTGTAAGCAAATTATTTGCTAACATATCAGAAGCTGACGCTAAAACAGTTCCGGTAGGAACCCCCCCCCCAGAAGATACTGTACTAGTTTGCAAACTCACCTGCACATAACCACTAGGAACACCCACCTTCCGTAAACGAAAAGTCAACTGCTCAACATTATTTAAGATCACAGACGACTTTATTGCCTGACCAAAACCAGATTGAGAAGACCAATTTAAATTAGCATTAGTACCAACCTCATAAATATTCTGAACCAAAACTGCAGAAAAAACAGAAAAACCAACAAATACACCAACAAAAATAATTACCAACAAAAATTTTTTCATACTTTTTTCACACATTAATTTAACCAATTACTCTCAACTTCCTACCAACCCAAAAACTTACTTCTACTCCATAAATAGCCGCATCAGCAGTCAAAACAAAAACCATACACACAAGAAAAAAATCAATATCCACAAAATAATTCGCCCACGCCAACGGCTCTGCTACAATACCCAATAACGCAGGAAAATCAAAAGGCAACACCAAACTCACAACTGAAAAAATAGCAAGAATCCCGGCAAACATCGGAACAAACATAGCAATCAATAAAGTTAAAACGTAAGTAGTAAACATTTTTTCTCCTATTGTTAGTTTCTTATCAAGTCAGTAACCGCCCCCTGCGAGCCGGGCTTTTACGGCCCGCTCGCAGGGCGACAATCACTAAACCAAACGCAAAACCGGCTTCAAATCAGATTTAACAAAAATCGTTAAATCCAAATGACTCTCTCCCTTACCTACCTTGCCACTCAAATCCGAATCACAAGGCAACCGCATAATCCTTTCACCAACACGAACCAACGCGGTCTTATATTTAATCGTCTGCCCGCCCTTCTCGAAACTTTCGTTCCGAAACTCGAGTACCTGCCCAAGCAACTGAAAAACCATTTTTTTGTTTTCCATAGTTTTATACACCCTACTATTTATTACTATCCGACCTTTGATTTACCAAATGCCACCGACCAGCAGAACACTTTTTCATTTCAACCATTTTAGAATCCACAACCAAATCACCATAACAATCCGGCACTATTTTTTTTAATGTATCGTATTTCTGAAAAAACTTTTTACGCAAAATAAACCATTTTGAATCCAACTTTTCACGTTTCATTTTTTCCGAATCGTATATATGAAAACGCCTCAACCAACACAAAGACCCAATCCTTTTCACTTCATAATAATGAGAAACCAACTCACGCATCACTACATCCAAACGCTTTATATTTTGAACCGAACCCCAAACATCAAGACCATCTTTACGATGTTGTTGCAACTTATACTGTAACTTTTCATCCAAAAAATCCCACTTACGCGCATTAAAATAAATCTGCGCCTCATCCATAATAATAACACCGTCCTTTACATTCTGCAACTCCTGCACTTTTTCCCAATATACCAAACCAGACCCGGACCAATCGATCCAAAAATTAGAATAAACAACCCTACCCTCAGCTAAAAACTTTAACGCTTTTGTTACTAAAAAATAAGTTTTACCAGACCCGGGCAACCCGGTTATTATATGAACAGCCATATTATTTTGACATATACCAAGTAAAAAACCACAACCACAAAATACCTATTACTACATACCCCTGCAAAACTAAAACTTGATCTGTTTGAATTGTTTCCATACTTTTACAAAAGGAAGTCCCGAGGGGCTAGCACCCTCAGACCTTCCAACTCTTAGCGACCCAAAAACCGACGAACCAATTTATACACCGCATAAATTGTTATCGGAATAGCCGCAATAGTCACCAACATTGTCCCGGTAGAACCGGTCAACACCCCAAGAATGTTATCCTTAACACTCGTGGTAAGCGCAAGAGTCGTTGAAGCAATATCTGCATCAGCGGCCGCAAACACCGACAAAGCCGACAAAACAAACATACCCACCGAACTAACGCCATAAAACAATTTCTTTTGAATCATTTTAGTTTTACTTTTTTACTAATTAAACCTCGACCTTTACTTCCATAACGCGAACCCTAAAACTAAGGCCACGATGAAAGGCAAAATAATCGACACTCCAAACGCACCTGTTATTATATCAACTGTTGTTGTCCCCATATCTTTTAGAAATTACAAAAAATTTAATCATACTAAACACCACTAACACGATCACCGGAAACAAAATAACTTCTCCAAAATATCCTATTATAAATTCTTTCATACATCGTTATTATAAACTTGATACCGACAAGACCCTAGCCATTGAGTTTGAAAATCTTTTTGATATACTTTACTCCCTTTTCTAACAATCATCTTCAACAAATCTTTAGGAAAATTTGAAACACTTGACGATCGCCGAACATTCCGACTTGCCATATACGCTTTTTTACTCACCAACCTTTTATCGATAAAAGATTTTGCCATATACTTTGCTAAATACCCAGCTAATTTATCTGAACCATCTGTTTGCATCACATCCAAAAATCCATAACTCCAAATTTTAGCAAAATATCTTTTATTCGCATTTTTCATACCTCTGGTTTTAACTTTAAGTGAGTCCGTTTCCAT